CCACCATCACCAATTTTATTTAATTGTGTGATAACTGGTAAACTTGCCATTCCTAGTTTTTCGCCTGAACCACCTCGTGCTGGGTCAAAAATAACTTCGAGGTCAGATAAGAACCTATCATAGGTTAATTCTGCTGTAGTAGAAGACCTGTAGTATGGAGTTCCAGATGTATAACTGAAAGCTGAATTATCAGTTGTTGGATTTGCATTTTTTACAATGTGTCCTACAACACCCTCAGTATACTGAATGCCACCTACACGAGCTTTTTGTCCAAACAACATAGCTCTTTCAATGTCTACTTTATGTTCACGAAGTTTTAGAGCCCAAATTCTATCCCACTCATATCCGTATCCACGGAAACGAGTAGCCATAGCAGTATTAGACATTTCTGCTGCAGTTTTAAAGATTTGAGTAAATCCGAAGTCATCTTCAATTTCACTTGAAAATGCATCAGGTCCACCTGTACCTTCTGCAAATGAAGTACCTACAATTTGTGCAGTATCATTATCTGATAACACATTGTAACCACTTACATTAGAGTTTGAAACATCAATGATTTTACCTGTAAAAGTTGATGTGCTTCCTGCATCTGTTACAGCACTATCTACACGAACTAAAGTTTGTGCATATCCTGCTGTACTGTCAACAGTAGAAACAGCAAAGACCATTCCTTTAATAAGGAAGTCTACACTTGCTCCACCAGCAGTATCTACGGTAAAAGTTTTTGTTTCTCCAGCAGAAACACTTCCTACAGTACTAGCAAGTAAAAAAGACCTGTTTGAAAAATCAATCTTAGATCTATTCTCAAGATATCTAAAGACTGGGTCATCAGTAGGTGTTTTTGCTACATTGCTTAAGTATGTAAAAAATGGTGTTTCTTCAGGAGTTAACTCTGCAACCCTATCGGAGAAGTCGTATAACCGTCTTCTATCAGGGGCTTGTCCAACACCAGCACTAGTGGCAGCAGCAGTAATATCGCTTGATAGCTTTGTTCCTGTTGTAATTGCCATTTATATGCTCCTATTCGGTTTATTATTTTACGGAAGCTAAAGGAAGTTTTCCAGCACCAGAAGCACCTAATACCCTTTCGAATGCAGTATCAGTATCACTCTTTTCTACAGGTGCTTGTCCTTGAAGGACTCCTGCTGATTGAGGTGTTTGCTGATTTGCTTTGACAGCGTCAATTGAGTTTTGGGTTTGGTTTCTATTACCTTTAACATCTTTAAATAGCTTCACTAAGTTACCTATACCAACTGCTTCTTTCGGTTGATTAGACCAATCCAAAAATTCTGATATTTCAACATCACTCATTTTATGTTTTGTTCTTAAATCACTTACAGTTTGATTTAGGTATTGTCTCTGTTGTGCCTGTTGTTCCCTCTCAGCAAATTCATTTCGTACTTGTGCCATGGCATCGGAAACTACTTCCTCTTCTTTTTTTCTACGAAATTTATAAGATGGTGATTCGGGTTTATAATAGGCATCCCATGGATTAAATTCACTTTCATCTACTGTAGTCTCTTGTTTCTTTGAACCACTATTTGGGTCAACAATCATCTGTTCTATAGTTTGTGTAATATCAGGTCTTTTTTCCAAAAGATCTCCAATTGGTTTTAACTGTGCTAATTTTGCATTCTCTGCTTGAACTCTGTCATGCATAGATTGAAACTTTTTAGCTTCAGCTTGCCAATCAGTATTTTCTGATATTGGTTGTTCCATAGTTTGTTCAGGTTGCTCCATAGTTAATGTTTCTGATTCTTGAGCTGCTACTGTATCTTTTACTACATCTAATCCGTCTTTATTGGTTTCCACTTCATTTACTCCTTCCTAAGATATCTCTAAGCCTTTAGAGCTTGACTAATCCGTTCTGCTTCTCGTCTTAATCTCTCTGCTTCGAGCCTTACCTTATTTTGCATTCTATTGGATTCCACTCTTCTATCTGCTTCAGATTTTGCAGCTATTTCAGTAAGTCTAGCTTTTGTTTTTTCAACAGCCACTCTCTTTCTGTCAGCTACAGATTCCCTCTGAGCAGTTTGCAGGTCTCCCTGCAATTTCTTAACTTGACCAGAAAGGGCTTGTAATTGTGAAACTAATTGTTGTTTCTCGTCTGTTCTTCTCAAGATTCCCTCCTTGTCAAAAATCTCTGGGTTTTTCTTTAACACTTCTACTTTATCAATAAGACCCATCTTATATGATTCCATATAAACACCAAGCTCTGCCCACTTACTTGTTGGTAATGTAGAGCCTGATTCTATTTTTATATCGTGTTGATCTAATTTATATCTATCTTTTGCTATGTCAATTATTGGTTGAGTTTTATCATCATAAATGTTTACCATAGTTTCTGTTAAGTCATTATTAGGTTGAACCAACCTAAACATTTTTTGAAAAGTATAATGACCTTTTGAAAAATTATATAAAACTTTACCAAGTCTGTTCACACTAAACTCAATATCTCTTAATTTAGACTTAGGTCTTTGTTGACCCAAAGCTACCATATTTTCTGTTCCTCTTACAGTCTCAGGTGCTTTTTCTGCAAATCCATGTAACATTTCAGGCAACCCAAATATAAAATCAATATAAAATTCACATTGTTGAATTAATCTATAAAACTCACCTGAAAGGGGTTGAGGTGCAGGGAAATGGGGTTCTCCCTGAGATGAGTCTACCTCAATGACAGCATTTGGGTTAGCCCAATCTTTTTCTAACTGGTTTAAATCTTCTACACTACCCAAAGGAACTAATAATTTTAACCCTGCTGATGCTTGTGCATGAGATAAAGCTAATGACCATAATTTATTTAATAGTCTTTGCATTGGTCTAGCTCTTGATACATCTGATTTAGGATATGGACTTTCTGTCCAAATGTTTGGCATAGCTACTATTGGATAAATATCTGTATTTAATATAGACTCATATAAAACAACTTCACCCATAGTTGCACAAACCTTTACTCTTGTCTGTGGAACTTGAACTATTTGAATAACTCCATTTTGAATACCATCTTGATTCTCAGGGTTTTCCATAAACCTTTCCATATCAGGTTCATTAAAAATAAATTCTTGTCCTGTTGCAGTATTTAAAACTCTATAAAAAACTACCTTAACCTTATAATATCTTTCTAATATTTGATACCTTGCATAATCTCTGTAATCTAAATTGTCTGTATCAGATGGTGTAAATGTAGACATGGAGTTTTTATTTTGTGCATTAGGATAATCTTCTTCTGTGTAAGATATAGTAGATATTTTATCTATAATACCTTTTGTTTGTTCTCCTGTTATTGGGTCTGTTATTGGACCTAACTCAGGATACAAACCTAAAACTTGTCCTTTGTTTAATATTGTTGATAAAATAATACTTTCAGAGTCTACCAAAAACCTGTCTCTAGTAGTTGGAGGTGTGTAAACCCTGAAAGGATTTATATTTTTAAATTTTACATCTCCCCTGCCAAAGTCTGCTTCTCCATCAATATATACATACATATATCCTAAACCTGCTACAGCATAATCATGTATAGCTTGTTTCATCTGCATATCACCCATAGAGTTTTCCCATATATAACCCATAATGGTTCTCCACACATCTGCTATTTTTACATCAGAATCTTCTCTAGGTGTTATTGTAAATACTGGAGGTCTTGAAGTTAATGTTGCTTTTAATTTTTCTACAGCAGGTGATATCCTATCCATAGGAACATCTGCTTGGTTTCTGCTTTGCAATTCAGCAGATTCATCATCTGTAAAATGATTACCTAAATAAAAATCTATATCTTTGCGAGCTTCAGTATCCCATTCTTTTCTAGCATCTCGCCATCTTCTAAATAGGTCTTGATTCTCTTGTGCTCTAGAATCAAACTCCATTCATACCTCTTAAACTATTTGCCATATTTCTAGTCATTACAACAAAATCATCTTCTGAGGTTTCATAAGGATCTACTATGCCTGCATCTACCATAGCATCATATGGTGTAAATTCTGCTCTAGGTTTAAACTTTGTAGCCATATATCTAAATGTTTCTGGTCCGTATTGTTCATATGCCATCATTTCATTTGGTTGTAAATCTAATTGTTCCATAGGGCTTGATGCTGGAAAAGCTCTTTCGCCTGTTGGCATTGGTTGCATATCCATTCCCATAGGTTCTCCCTGTGGCATTGGTTGGTCTACCATACCACCTTCTTGCATCATCATACCTGCTGGAGGTAAACTTGCTCCTGGCATTTGTGGGGGTATCATTCCAGGAACCATACCACCTTGTTGAAAACCAAAAGAACGGTTAACACCAGCTTTCCTTGCAGTTCTTGGTTGTCCTACTCCTTGAGCCATTGCTTGTGGCATATTTGCAGCTCTAGATTGTAACATTGGTTGTGGTGCACTTTGTCCCATAGGTTGTGGCATTGCTTGTCCCATAGGTTGTGGCATTGCTTGTCCCATTCTTTGTGGCATTGCTTGTCCCATTCTTTGAGGAACAATACCACCTTCATGCATTCTCATTGCCCTTAATGTCATAAGTGCATTTAATTCGTCTGCATCAGCAGATTTTTCTCCAAATACACCTAACGCATCATTTTCTACCAAACCACCACCCATCATACTTTGCCCCATCATGTTTCGGTTTACCATATCTATAACTTTACCACCACCATAATAGTTCATTACTTTGCCACCATCAGCATAATTCATAACCTGCCCACCTTTTTGAAAACCCATATTACCTAATGCTTCT